AAGGTTCAGTCTGTTCAACTGAACCAGTAACTTGATTCTTGATAACTGGTGCCCCGGGCCAGACTCGAACTGGCACACCTTTCGGCGGCGGATTTTGAATCACCCATGGCAACGAGGCGGGAGAATACAGCAATAAACTAGAACAATCAATTCAGTGTCTTACTGTGAGTGTATTTCTTTGGTTATTTGCTGCGTTTTGTCATTTTTTACGAGGCAGTGTCCCAAGAGTGCCCCATGGTTGATAAGCCAAATCCCTAAGTGATACGGACTCAGGGAATGGCTTGGACCATTTTGGTTCGAATTAAGGTAAATCTTTACGGCGAGGTAGCCGTGCTTGTCCCGTAACCACCTAGCCAGTCAGTGTCTCGGCATGGGCAGCGAAGGCGAATAGAACAAGGGCGGCAGATAAGAATTTCAAACCGAGCCTTGCGCGGACTGATGGCTAGTTTTTCCCCATTGTTCGGCTGCTGTTGCAGGGATATTTGCGATTGGGCCAGATGCTCCGCAAGCATCGCAAACCACTACCCACTCGTGACGGTCAATCTCTACGAGTTTAGTTTCTGTGGATTGGCAGAACGGACAGCATTCAACGGGTCGCATTTGTAGCCGATGCGCTTTGATGGACATTGCCAAAATACTTGGCGAAATCATCGTCCGATAATGCCGCTTCTTCTGCTACTGGTAGCCGGCGTTCAGCGTGACGCCTTCTGTCGAAACATCCTTTGGGCGGCCCCGTATCTCGACCACGCCGTTCCTGTCCTGAACGTTGTTCCATGACATTCTCCCTGTCTTTGTTATTTCAAGACAATATGCCTCTGGCACGGATTGAGCAACTAGGCGAAGGTCATAGATACAGTTGGAGTCTCGAAGAAATAAATTTTCATTTCATATTCTTCCTGAAATATTGATGAAAGATAATTACAGTTCTATCAAAACAAGGTTGAATGTGGGCTTGGCAAACGCAACCTAACAGAACGACTGAACCTTAGCGTTATGAATGAACATCTTTTACTTGGCGCGCCAGTCCTCGACAAACAGCATCATGGGCTGTTCGTGTCATTCCGCAAGTTGGCCGCTACTGGTGATGCAGCCTTCCCTCAGGAGGCCATGAGCGATGTTCTATCTGGCCTGACCAAGCAAATCCACGAACATTTCAGAACGGAAGAGGCGCTTATGCTGGAATTGGGTTTGCCTGATGACCAGTATCACGCGCACCGGGCCGCCCATATCTCGATAATGGAAGAGGTTGCCCAGATCCATATTGATGCGATGTACGGGAAAACTCAGGTGTTACCTGAAGTCATTGCCACCGTTGCTAATTGGGTTCAGCAACACCTGGTTGAATTTGATCTGGCGTTGAAGCCGTACATTGCCGGGCAGGCCGAACGCGATGTAATCTCACTTGCTTCAATGCAGGAAGTCAAAATACAGTGTGAGCCTCTCCCGGCAATCCAGTAATTACCCTCGAACGTCTGGCCGTCGACCACGCAGTTGATCCGATGACGCTGGTGCATATCACTCACTTGGCTTCTTGTTGATCCTGTCTGCAAGCGCAGATCCCTGCGCCATCATCGCTTCGGCCTCGGCTACCGACTTTGGGCCTTCATAGGCTTTTTGGCGGTATTCCCGAAACTCTGCACACCATGTGGCTGGATCATCTAGTTCCTCATCGAGAATGCAGAGTGTCAAAAGCATTCGCGTATCGTCCATCTGATCGAACCACATGGGTTTCATGGATCAGGCTGCAAGCAATGCCGAACGCTGGCCAGACTTGGCGCGTATTGCTTCAGCCAGGGCGATAAGACGGTCGGCAAGTGCCACGCCTTGGCTTGGGTCAAATGATCCGATGCCGACATTCTCAAAGGTTCCATCCATGCGGATAGACACGCCGAACATGCAGTCGGTCGGGTTGGTGATGAGGCGGGTAGAATTTGTAGCAGCCATGATTTGAATCTCCATTTCAAGTTTTGGTCAGAGCGCCCCTTGTGTGTCACCACTAGGGGCGTTCGCTTTGTGCCGAAGCGCAAGACGAATCATGAGCCGATTTACGCTTCATGTAAATATGATATTTGCTTAGTTTTGCGCGCTTTTCGGCAAGCAATCTGCGGAAATCAATATGCTGATAATCCTTGTGCTGCCGGCATTTCGATTGATTCGTGAATGATTAACGGTATCTGCCGCGATGAAAATATTTTCAGTTTGCGGGCGATTGACCCAGCGCCAGAAGTGGCGCAGTATGGAATTTCCCCGCGCCGTCCGCCGTTTGGGAGCGTGTGCATCAGCTAAAGGTTAAGCAAGGGGCAGAAATGGGCGAGCAAATGGGACTTGATTTGCCGGAAGAGGAAGTGACTGCACCTGCAGCAGCGCGGCTATTTCATTTCGAAGACTGCGCCGGTGCTATCGACCAGTTATTCAAGAGTGCGCTGGAAAGCAAGGGAGCGAGCGCGTTTGATGAGTTTCTGAAATTTGTTCACGGCTTCAATGATCTATCGGTATACAACGCAATGTTGGTGCGAGTGCAGCGCCCAGGCGCTAGTGCTGTTGGTAGTAGAAAGCACTGGGCGGAAATCGGACGATGGGTTAAGCCGGATGCTGTGCCTGTTGTTATTCTCCAACCATTCGGCCCTGTCCGTTTCGTATTCGAGGTGAGCGACACCGAGGGAAAGGCAATTCAAGGACAACACGAAAGCACGTTGTTTGCCGACGGTGAAGTGTCTCAAAAGCTTTATGACAGAACCAAGGCGGCAGCAAACAAGTTTTCGATAGAGTGCCAAGAAACAGATCAGTACGGTGGAAATTTGGCTGGCACGGCAGCGGCGATGAAGGCGTTGCCGGAAAAACTAGAGGGCAACCAAGTCGACGCCAAGCATTTTCGAGTAAAAGTGAACGCAAAGCATGATTTGCCAACTCGCTTTGCCACCCTTGCGCACGAACTTGGCCATATCTACTGCGGACATTTAGGTTCTGACTACAAGGGACGCTGGCCAAATCGGAATCATCTCACTCACGCCGAGCGGGAACTTGAAGCCGAAGCAGTAGCTTGGCTGGTGTGTAATCGAACAGGTGTTGCGCCCCGTTCGCGTGAATATCTGAGTTCACTTGCGACCCCGCAGGCAATTGATGGAATCAGTATGTATGCAATTTTCGATGCTGCAAACCGTGTCGAGTCCCGCACTGCGCCGGCTAAGGGATAGCTTCGATGTATTACGAAAATGAGTCGGATTTCGATCAAGCAACCTGGAGCGCAAGACTTGAAGTGGCCAAGGCCAACGACGAATTTATTACGTTGCTGAAAGAGTTACCAACAGAAAAGCCGATGACTGATGACGAGGCGATAGCGCGTTTTAAAGGTGAATCGACTTGGGAAAGCATTGATGGCGCTGAATCATTGCTTGGCTGGTGCCGCTTCTGGTTCGTGGCTGAATGGTGCCTGCCAATGGATCAGCAATCACGCTGTACCGCAAGATTGATGCAGGAAGCTGGTTATCAGTTGCAGCAGGAACTGGAAGCCACGCCGTTAAACAAGAGTCTTCGCCGTTGGCACGCCGCGATTTTGAAACTCTGATGAATAGTTAACCAATCGGAAAGGCACAATGGCCGCGATTGGCTTGATTTTCAGCCGATCAGGTTCAACAGAATATCGTTCGTTTCCTTGCGACCCATATAGTCATGCTCGGCGAGATAGCGAAGCACGACGATAGCTTCATCCCTGTGCCGTGGCCGGATGTGCGCGAGGCAGCGGAATACGAAATCATCACGGGCGTTGACTTCCGGGTAGTGGTCGCCAGCATATTCGCCCGCTTGAGTTGCAGCACGCCGAAGCCAGTACAGCTCACGCCAGAAAGACAGTTCGTGCATGCAGTCGCTCAAGGTGTTGGGCATCACTTCAGGATGTGCCTCGAATCGCTCTGTGGCCATATCGTCATCAACAAACCCCATGCTTCCCGGCTCAATCCCATGCAGGGCTGTGATACAGAACACCTCTGCCGGCGTATCAGCAAATAGGTCATCGCCGAAGCGTGAGCGTGCCTCATGCTGCCGCGCGGCCTTGGTTATCGACTTCCTGGCCAAGCTCTCCAGGTCATCAAAGCCAATCGAGGCGAACGTTGCAAATGGGTTGTCTGTGTTCTGCTTCCGCAGCCAATGGGTGTAACGCTTCTCCAACTCTTTCAGCGGTGTCTTGATCTTCTTGGCTCCCTGCATGGCCTTCTCGATCATTGCCGCCTGGCCGGTGCTGATGACTTGCCGAAGCCAGATCACGGCATCGACCTCCTTGTCGCCAGTTACGCGCTGCTGCGGTGGCAACTCGGGCACGGCGGGCAACGTCTGCCTGCTTGGCTGGATTGGTGGCAAGCTGAATAGCGCCCGGTGGGCTTCGTTGTCACGGAAAGCACCAGACCTGCTGCACAGCGTTTTCACGGTGCCTAGCGGCAGGCCGGTGATCGCGGCGACTTCTCGAAGTGAGTGACTGCGGCGAAGGTCTAGAACCTGCTGCCGCGTCGTGGGTGAAACTCCCTGTTTCATGTCTATTTGCTCCCATTCATCCGGCGATGCCGAACATTTCGACGTATTCAGGTATCAGTTTCGGGATGGGCTTGGCATCAATCTCCGTATCGACTTCGGCGAACGTGGCCACATCCTCGAAGTCGATACCATTGGCGCTGCAAATTTGGCGCATGGCCTCAATCAGTGTTGCTTGCTTGGCCTTGTTGGCATTGAGGAAGAAGGTCGAGATGGCCGCATCATCCTGAGTTGTTCCAGGTGCGATTGCAGCTACAAGGCAGGCTTGGGCGGTCGCCGCTGTGCGCCAGTATTCAATTGCCCATAGCAATATGCTTTCAGTCATCGCATGGTGCCGGATGAAGAACTCGTGGCGTGATGCTTTGCCTTGGCTGGGTAAGGCGCCGTAGATCCGGTCAATCTCGGTATTGTCACATCGCAGGAAAGCTCCAACCAACAGCGCAGCAAGGCTTTCAGGTGGTATTTTTTCAAGGATGCGATTCAGGGCTGGTGATTTCATTTTGACTTTCCTTCTAGTTTCAAGGCGTTCTCGATGCGCTCCAGGCGTTCCGCTAATTCACTGATTTCGTGAATGCGCGCTTGCTGACTCAACAAACTCATCAATTCCGTGGCGCCGGTCGGTGAAATTTGGCCAGCCAGGGCAGCGCTGGTGACGGATTCCGCACGTTCATCAAGGGTGATGCCCCCAAGGGATACGTCAGGTGGATCTGATTGCGGTCGCAATGGCGGCAAGGTGCGGCTGAAGAGAAGTGCGGCAGCGCCTGTGTCACCGTCCTTGGCCTTTTCAACCAGCGCCGCAACAATGGCGTGCAGTTCGGTGGAGATGGCGTCTCTCAGCTTTGTGCTTGCGTGCTTCGTACCAGGCGGTTTGCCTTTTGGGTTGCCGCTTCGGCCTGACTCAAATTTCGCCACGATTAACCCCCTTGGCTATGGGCAGTGTGGTGCACCGCAACTCGGCAATTATCTGGCTCAATTTATCCTTGCTACGCCCATCGTCAGCTGGAGTATGGGCCAGCATCGCCGTCAAGGCATTGAACTCGTTGGCTTCGTAGATGACTCCGGGAATTCGCCGGCTTGGCTCTTTGCCAGCGGTGTGAACGACGACCTGATGGCCGGCTGCAAGTGCTTCGGTAATGGCAGCCTCGAAGGCTTCACGGGTTTCTTCGTCGGCTTCTTCGGCAGGTTCACGCAACAGCACGGCGCCAATGCTCCTCTGATGCACCTGTTCTTCTATTTTTTGGATTCTGTGTAACAAAGTCATTTCGTTCTCCTGATTTTTGCAGGCCAGATGCAGACTGGGCACTCCGTTTGCCCTGTCAGCAAATTACTGGCCGTGATCTGTAATTTGCTGACGCAGTCCGTCCGCCTCGGTGTCGAGGGCTGCTATGGTCTTCTCAATATTTGACCTGGGGCTGCCATCACACGATTTCGAAGTGAAACGGTGGATCAGGCCCGGTAACTTTTCAGCGATTGATTCGCGCAGGAAGAATGAGAGGGTGTCGGAATCGCTCAGGTCAATTCGAACTGGGCGCCCGTTAGCGGAGTCATTCCAAAGTCGATAAACGAAGCGCTCGGCAGCTTCATCAAACGAGCTATTCACGCCTTTAAGGCGAGTTTCTATAACTTCATCAGTTTGGCGAAGTGTCTTCAATTCCGTTTCAATATTGGCCAGGCGACGTTTCATCGTCGCAATGTATTGTGCGGTTTTTGCTTTATTGCGGCGTGCATTTTCTTCTGCTGCGCCTTGTTCGTAGATAGTCATGGTGCTACTCCTTCGTAGTTGAAAAATCATGCTGCGGATCTGCCCAATCAGTTCCCGGGCGGTTGGGGATTCGTACGTCGACGGTGAAGTCGGCGTTGTGAATACGTTTGGCCAGCGCAAAGGCTGCGGCTTGTCCTGTGTGGCTGTGGTCGTTGTCGCCGAACACGGTTAGATGCTCCGTTCCAGCTGGTGGAATCCAGCGCTCAAGGCCAATGGCGCTGATTGCTGCCCATACCGGCATGCCGAACATCACAGAAGCTGCCAGCGCAGTTTCAATACCTTCGGCAATGCCCATGCTGGGCGTAACTGGCATAAGGCAAACAGCGGCACCCGGTGGCAGGCTGCCGACTACCTTCTTGACAGTCGGGACGTTGGCTTTGTGGCCGTCCGTTGTCAGATAGGTGCGGTGGATCGCTACACCCTTACCGTCAATGTCCTGAACCTTGGCAATCATGGCCGGGTGGCGGGTGATGTTGCTGCTGTCGTGGCGATATGGCAGATCAGGATGGAAGCGAATGCAGGCCGGCACGTTCTCGATGCCGATGCGGCGTACCAGGTAGGCATGAACCGGGTCGCCGACGACAATATCCTTGGATTCAGACCAGATGCGCTTACATGCAGCCAGTTTTTCAGCATCACCAAGCCGATGTTTGGGGGCGCTCGCTGTGACCATGCCGGCGATGCGTTCAACTTCAGCGGCGGATTCCTTGAACGCCCAGCCTTTGACCAAGCCAAGAAGTGCAAAGCCGTCTCCGCTACCGCAATGCGAACAGAAGAAGGTGCCGCGCCCGTCCTGGTCATCAAACCGGAAACGATCATGTCCCCCGCAGGCCGGACAAGGGGCATGCTTGCCGGTGAGTTGCATCGGATCAACGCCGAAATGTGCCAGCAGGTCAGGCCAGCGGTTACGGGCGAGTTCAGCTGCTTGCATGGCCGGCCTCCTGTTTCTGTTTGGCCTTCGCCTGAGCAATGTTCCGAGACTTGATCCAGCCGAGAATTTCCGGCGTTGGTTCCGCTGCTACCTGGCGCAATCCGTTCGGGTGCTTGCCACCGAAGAATTCCGCGTATTTGTGATACGCCCAGCCGGTCTTGAAACCCCTAGTTTCACCATAACCAAGCAACTGGCTGTATACGTGCTGGCCGGCCTCCTTCTTGATTGGTTTCTTGCGGTCGAGCTTCACCAATTCGCCATCACCAACGACAACATCACTCAGGCGCTCAGGCTTGAATCCGCATTTCGGACATTCATGCACACCAGCAGGCCGGATGAACTTACAGGCGGGGCATGGCTTCGGCAGTGACTCTTTGCGCTCGGCCTGCTGCTTGCTGGATACCTTGTGTTTCCCGTCGTCCAGTTCAAGCGGCAAATCATCACAAGGATGGCCAAGACGTGCTGTGCTGCCTGAGTGATCGAGCAGCAAAGCCTTGGTCTTGCCGGGGGCTTGGCGTATCACCCTGCCCACCATCTGAATGAAGCGGATCAGCGACCGGGTCGGCCTGGCTAAAATCATCACCTCGCAGGCGGGGCAGTCCCAACCCTCAGAGAGCAGCGCGACATTCGACAGCACCATGGTTTCACCGCGTGCGAATCGACCGAGGATGTCGGCGCGTTCGTCGTCATCCGCGTGATAATCGATATGCTCGGCGGTGATTCCGGAAGCCTGGAACTGCTCAACGATATGTTGGCTGTGCGCAATGCTGGTGGCGAACACAACGGTTTGCTTATCACTGGCCAGCTTGCGCCAGTGCGTCAGAATGTCGCCGATCAGTTCTGGCTTGTCGGTAGCGTCCTCAAGGTCGGCTTGGTTGTAATCGAGCAGGCCGTCGATTCCCTTGGAGCTTTTGACGCCCTTCAGGTCAGGCTCGGACGGGGCGTAGATGTCGCAGTCGACAAGATAGCCATCATCGATCAAGTCTTTGATCGTGGCACCGACGACAAGGCGCTCAAAGTGCTTGCCAAGTCCAGCGGCGAACGGTGTAGCGCTCAGGCCGACAACCGGGACGGCGTTGTACTTCGCGAGCAGTGCGTGATATTTCGCGCTTCCGGCGACGGCGTGGCATTCGTCGATGATGATCAGGCCGACGTCGGCAGGCAATCCACGAACATGCACAGTGTCGATGCTGGCTACCAGTACGCGGGCATCAAGGCTGCGCGTGTTCTCTGCCTGCAGGATGCCGTGGGCGATACCGTAGCGCGAAAGTACGGCGCTAGTCTGCTGAACCAGTTGCTTGCGATTAGCCATGAATACGACCTTGCGGCCCTTTGCGACTGCCTTGGTGATGATTGAGGTGGCCGTCAGAGTCTTGCCGCCGCCAGTGGGCAGGTACAGGAGAACATTTGAACAGCCCCTAGCCATGGCGGACCGTACTTCATTTTCGGCGTGCAACTGATAGGGGCGGAGATTAAAAGTCATCATCGCCCCCGTTGCCTGAATTTATGCCGCTTGGGATTTCGCTCTGTGTACACTCGTAATGAAGAGCATCACCGGCTTGGCTAGGGGAAGGGGCACACGTCGCAACGCGACTTACATTACATTCCATTACATTGTGCGCGTGGTCACGCGTCCCGGTCGCGTCGTGTCGCGAGGTCACGCGTGATGACGTGTCGCCACGCGTCGCCACGCGTGAAGGTGGTTGCGGTAGCTTGCTCGGTGCCTCGCGATTGTTGAACGCTTGAAACTGTTTGAACTTGGGTAGCCACGCCAAGGAGCGCTCGTCAGCCAGATACGGAATGACCAGCCCAAGCTCGATTAACTCGTTGGCAGCATCCTTCAGGTCAATTCCGTCACGCGGGAAGTAGCGGACAGATAGGGTGCGCAGATCCCAAGGCAAGCGGCCTTCACGGTCAGCCTCAAGCCACGTTCCCTGGTAAAGAAGTCGGGCAACGTGGCTAAGCTCAACCACGTCCGCATCGCTAAAAAAATCGCGGCAGATTGTTCGGTAGAGGACGGCCATATCTCACCCCCGGCCATTCAGGGCGGCAATGGCCTTCGGGCGGTCGGCGGCACTCAGCGAATAAAAGCCAATGCGTACCTGTTGGCCGTCACGGTCGGTGAACTTCCGTTTTTCCATGCAGATGTCGAGTCCGAACTTCCGGCGCATGCGCATTACAACGTCAGGCGAATTCTCGGCACCGATCAGGCCGTCGAGGTCGTGACGACTGATTTCGCTGTGCGTGATCAATACCTCAAACGTGCGGCGCTCGCGAGGGTTGTCGACCGGGTAAAATTGCGCTGTGCCGGCGCTCGTTCCTGATTCTTGGGGGCGGGCGTTTTTCATTGCTGGCTCCCATCGGCACGAATAGCAGCAAGTCCACGTTCTAATCCTGAGAATTTGCTTGTTGCTTCGACCGTGTTGGTCGTCCCGGTTTCGGAGGTGTCACGCTGTCCCAGCGTTACGGCGTTCATTACCGCGTCCCTTGCTGCGATTCGACCCACTCGAAAAAACGCGCCTCGTCGATCAGCACCTTGCGGCCAATACGGATAATGGCACCAGCTTCGATCAGGCCGTTTCCGGGGATGTCGCCCTTTGAAGAGTGCCCAGAGTCGGCCTTGAAAACTAAGTTGCGAATCGCGGCTTGGGAAAAGGCCGGATTACGCTCCGCAAACTGGCGGACGGTGAAGACCGGGCGGGTCGGTGCGTTGGTTGCAGTTATCGCAACTGCGGCGGTTTGTTGTGCTTGCATTTTCTGGCTTCCATGTTTTTCCCGATGCTTTGGTATGGTTGCCATTGTTACTAGGGGGTTTTTCCCTGGGAAGCGACAAGAAGAGGTGCTAAAAAATAACTGAAACCATTGCTGGCCAATGGTTTGAAGCTGAGGGATTTAATGTTTTGCAGGGGATTCCTCAGCAAAACTATCTAACTTTTCCCGGTTCTGTGTCGTCCAGTAATTCCCGCGAGAGCTTCTCTTTTGATTGTGTTCGCATCCAAGTATTTGCCTCGCCTGCCTGTAATATTTCGATTAGATAGCTCACCTTCAACGTATCGTGCAATCGCATTTACGCCAGGGCACGATTTTGCTTTGTCATTCTGCCAATCGAGATTTTGGCTATTTTTCGCTAGTTCGATTTGTTCCAACATCCATGTTTCGCCTATTGATCGCGCAATATCCTCCCATGGCTCAGGATTAATCACAGGCGTGGTGTTGTTTGCATTGACGCTGGGAGTTGGTGCCGCTGGGGAGTTTGGTTCTTTTTCTTCGTGGCAGAGTGGTGCATTGGCGTCAATGGTTGGGGGCGTTGGTGCTTCTGGTGCTATGAAGCATTTGGAAGCTGGCGTATCGAAGCCTTCCATGATGAACTCAAGCTTTCCGGGGGCGAGAAGAGGTGACAAGTCTAGTGAGGCGCGTTCTTCTCGATCATCACCGATCCAATTGTCTTGCGAGAAATCACTTTTGAAAGAGCGCTCAAACTCGTCAAGCCATACAAAAACTCCTTGCGGTAGGCATCTAACAGACTCATGACGCCATCTGGCATATCCAGCTTTTCCTTTAGGAATATCTTCTTCGAGCTGATCCAGCGAGAGCGTTACATTGTCCCAATCTCTAGCGCTTACCGCCCCGGCTGCACCGTTTGCCATACGATATGACGAAATGTGGCGCATTCGTTTGGCTTCATCAGTTTTAGCAAATGCACTGGCTAGCATATCGGGGGACATGACCCATCCGCTGACAAACGGAATCGCACGAACGGGCAGTGCTTCATATTCTTGGCCTATGCTCTTGATCATCATGGTCAGTTTGGTCATGCCACCCCCAGCCGTGCGGCCAGCTTCTCGCCGGTCGCGACAATGTGTTCGTCGGCGAGGTGGGCGTAACGGGCAACCATTGAAAGCGTACGGTGGCCGAGGATTTTTGCGACTTCGACCAGTGATACACCATTCATAACGAGGTAGCTGGCCGCAGTGTGCCGAAGGTCGTGCCAGTGGAAATTTTCGATTTCGGCTGTCGCCAAAGCTCGTTCCCATGCCTCGCGTAGATTGCGCCGCTCGCCTGCTTCTTTGACTGGCACAAAAACGCGGTCGTCCTTCAGGCTCCGTACCTTGGAGCGCTCTTGTAGAAGCGTGAAAGCCTCGCCAACCAATGGCAGGGTTCGCCGGTCGCCGTTCTTCGTTTCCATCAGCGTCAGGGTTTTTCTGCTGAAATCAACTTGCTGCCAGCGAAGACCCATAATTTCGGCCTGCCGTCCACCAGTGGTCAATGAAAGCAGGAGCGCCAAATACAGATCAGCATGAGGGCGGCAGGCGCTCAGCAGTCGGATTCGTTCGTCGTCGCTGAGAAAGCGCACTCGCCCGGGCGGTTCCTTGGATTTCGTCACCTTCGCAATGGGGTTAGATTCGAGCCAGCCAAGAGGCTTCACTGCGTACGCCATGGCTGCGCTTAGCGTGGCCAGGTAACGATTGACGGAAGCACCTGATCGTTTCCCCATGATGCGCTGCGCATCAGTTTCAGCGTTGCCCGTTGCTCTCGATGTGTAGCGAGTCGGTTCAGCAAGGAGCTTTTCTCGAATCTTCATTACCCGCTGGGGCGTGAGGTCGCTCAGCAAGTCTGGCCCAAATTCAGTACGCCATCGCTCGAGGTGTTGCTTGCGGTCATCAAACGACTGGAGGTCGGCAGCATGTTTCTCGTATTCGTCGCATAGCTCTTTGAAGGTATGGCGCTTCGAGGCGCCGAAATGGCGCCCGGCCTTCATGTCGGATTCCGTTTGTGCCGCCCAATGCTTTGCGTCGGACAGTCGATCAAACGTAGCTGAGTCGGGAGGAAATCCGCGAACGCGCACCTTCACGCGGTAACTGGTTTTTCCTTCCTTTGAGATTCGTTTTTCGATGCTAGCCATTATTGCCTCGCTTTGTCTGTCGATGTTTACAGACTAGAGCAAAGCAGAAAAAACAGCAACAGCGGATTGTTAATCAGATGAATGCAGAGATATTATTCGTTTAAAAATAGCATGTTGCATATAAAACAATAACGTCATGGGGCGATCATGGGGCATTGCGGGAAAAATTGACCCGATAGCACCGATAAATTGCTGTGTGGTGGTATGGCCTTTGGGTTGGTCGTCGTGTGATGACCGTGTTGAGTTTGCGGACTGTTCTGTGGGGTTGCCCCACCAGTGTCCCATGAGTGATTTCATGGGCTAGAAAGAAAAAAGGCTTTCCGTCTGGAAAGCCTTGTCTCATCTACTTGGTGCCCCGGGCCAGACTCGAACTGGCACACCTTTCGGCGGCGGATTTTGAATCCGCTGCGTCTACCGATTCCGCCACCGGGGCAACGAAGGC